ATATTCTTTTGGGATTGTTTTTAATGTATGCCATAATTTTCTGTTTCAATGCCTTTCCCCCTAGTAAACAAATATCCTTCACAATATTTAACAAAAAAACAAAGCATGCATTAATTTTACCACTGTTTTATTTGAAATGTTAGTTTTATTAATTTGATATTTTACTACTTGCACGATATCACCTCTTTTTGATTAAGATTTATATTCTTTCCATTATGTTGTGTATTCGGCTGTTGGTGGGGTAAAGTTGGCAGTCCAACGGGCTATACACTTGGGGCATAATACACATAATCAAATACAGCAGTAGCTATATTTGAAGCACCAAATGACGCTTGCTTAGTAGTAACAGCATAAAGGTCTGTATATGCTGCCGAGCCTAGCAATGTCCCATTTTGATAAACCCTTGCACCATTGGCTTGGCTCAGTTCAACAATAATTTCCGAATACGCAGTAAAACTTTTCCCGGTTACTAACACTGTTGGAGAAGCACTTGCATTATTGTATTGGATTGTACCATCATACCTAAATGTAAGATTAGCCGAACGTATTCCATCATCAATCTCCAACGAAAATCCAAAGGTAGCAGAACCCGACGTCACTTTTGCTTTGGCTTTTAATTGATGAGTTTTGGTTGCATCAATGCTTGGCTGAGTAATAAAATAATTCAACCAACCTCCACCAGCGGTGCTCACTATAGTCAGTTCCCCACCCGTCACCGATGCCGTTGGTACTGTACCCCCGCTGGATATGCTCCATGCCGGTGTTGAATTTTGAGGTAGGGCATCAGCTTCATATTTTACTGTCCATAGCAAACCTTTTTGTATTGACATCATCATCCTTTGTGCTAACATTATGTCACCAACCCATTCGCGGCAAGGAATCCATACCACCGAGTACCGCCATTGACTGTGAGAAATGTGAATACGGAGGTCTTGCTTACTGCTGATATGTCTGGTATCGTATCACTGGGCCACTTTACAGCCGCAGGCCATGTTATCGCCCTTGCTGTTGCATCTTGCCGTACAATAAGTGTAAATGAGCACGCTTGGCCTGTGGGGGCAGGGTTAGAGAATGTCAAGGTTGTTGCACCCGTCAAGGTAATGTCAAATACGTTCCCAGTTACAATGTCTAGTGTGACCGCACCTGTGGCAGCAGCGTTGACAGACAACATTTCGGAATAATCCTGCAATTGCGGCTGGTGAACTTGGTTTCTGGCATGGTCAACTGTTCCGCTGTATGTGCCGCCTGCTAATGGCATTTTAGCTGCTAGTGCTATATCGGTTTCCGCTGTAAGTATATCGTTAAGGTATGTCTCTATTCCTTCTGGCATTTGGTCAAATTTGTCTTTAAATTGTTGTGTGGTAAGCCCACGTGCTGCTACATCTGTACCTAGTGAGCCTATAACGTCCACTGCAACCGTGCATTTTGTAAGTGCCATAAAATCAACTCCTACTCTTAACTTCGCCGCCTGTTCTGACAGGAAGCGTTATTGACAAAACTGTTACACCATCCAAACCTTTGTTGGACAGTTTCAACTTGAAATAATCTATCTTTTTTGCACGAATCTTGAACTTCTTAGGCTGCGGGCTGTAATTTGTCTCGAATGAGAAGGTCGAGAAATCCCATGTGTCAAAGCCACTTAATCCGTATGAAGCTGTAAATGTGTCGGACGTGTTGCTTAAATCTGTCTCATATGAAATGTCAACATGGGTGGTGACAAGCGGCAAAATGGTTATAAATAGTCTTTGAATGAACTTCCTCAACCATTCTGCACCGAAATTGCTAAACCCCATTTCCCAAGTGGCTTCAATGGTCTGGCCGTCATATGTTCCGACTGATTCATCAAATTTCATTATATTTCCGTCTGTTGTGCCAAAATAAAGTTGGCGGTTTATGGCAATGAAGCATGTCGGTGTGTGAGGCAGGTCAAGAATGTACCATGCATCTACACGGTAGTTGTGTACCCATATCCTAGAGCCTACAGCAAGGAAATACAGGCCTTTATCGTCCCAATCGTAAGTAAGTGCTTGTGAGAGGTCTACGACGTCCAAATCGTTCTGTATGCGTTTTGACATCCACTGTGCATTTTTCTCATTCATGACGTAAGTGCTAATCCACTGAAACACGCCTTTCCAGATGGTAAACGGATTATTGAGTATGACTTGTACTTGCCCTTTTGCAAGATTTCCGACTTTGGAATTTATGGGGAACACGGGAAACAAAGTTGTTATGATGCCCGTTGTTGTGTCGGTGTATGTCTCACTGTTGGAATACCATGCACTCGCTCCCGATGAATCGCCCAATGTGAAGATTAATTGCTTGTCGTACTGCGTGACGATAGCTGTAATCTCATACTCGCCAACATCACTGTCTGTAAATTTAGGCCAATATGTTGGGTCTGACGAATTGCTCATAGTTATGCCCGAAGGATAGCGGGTATTCTTATGGTTGGGGTTGCCATATAGCCAGAACCTAGCGTAGTATGAACCGCCATAGTAACGATTGTTGGTTATCATAGGCCTGTCTGTTGCTATGGTCTTTGTCCATGTAATTACCACATTGATTACACCTGTTGCAGGAGCCGCAACGAATGTTACCGTGCCATTGGTAAGACTTACCGTATAGTCTGACCCTACCGTCTTTGTAACGCCGTTTATGGTTACAAGGTCAACGGAATTGATTGCCAACTCTGAAAGCTGGTACACTGTTGCCGTGCCATTGGCTGAAAACTTCTGCATTTTCTTGCCGTTGAGGTAGTTTAACCCTTCAAGGATAACTCCGCCGCCCGTAGGTGGTGAAGCGGTGAACACCGTGGGCACGTAACCTGTCACTACAGCAATGTTTCCTGTACCTGCCCATGAATACATATCTGTACCGTCCATGACATACACAGTATTGTTGCAGACAAAAAACATGGTCGGGAATGAATCAACTATAACGCCGAGGTCTGTGCTAACTCCTAGGGCTAGTTTGTAAACATGACCATTGGAAGCATATAAAAAATAGGAAGTCCCATTTAATGAGCCCTCCCATACTCCGTTTATTTTTTTGGTTGTTGATACAATTTGGTGAGTATAGCCGAACATCTTTGAAAGCTTCTGATCGTCTGTAATTATGAAATTTGACATGCTGGATGCTTCACCGATTTGTAGGAGTGTTTCCGTCATGGACTTGTTCACTCCGAGGAATTTTTCTATGGAAAATGGCTTTACGTCACTCATTTAAATACACCTCAATCATAGACGTTCTTGATTTCTGTGGCAGTAAGTGGGGTCTTCAACATTGAATCAATTTTTAACTCCTTAAATTTAGCAGAGCAAACATTCGCAAGCTCTGTGTTTTGGTCAGCAATTGCGAAATGCTTCGCCAAATAATACGCTCCTGAAATTGCTGTGTTTTCGTCAACTTCAAGGGTTTGTGTTAAGGCTGTAATTTTTGCAGGGATGGGAGCATACTTTATCCTGATTACTCCTTCATAGGAGAATAGGACATATATTTCCTTATTGCCTTCCCACCTGTGGTTGTTTGCTTCGGAATACTGCCATTCGGGGTATTCGTCAATTACTTGTGTCTTGTTTATGAAGTCTGCTGGCATATCAATTTTGTACCATGGTTTGAAGTCAGGAACTTTGTCAGCAGTAGGATATTTGTTCGGGTTTAGGGTGCGGTTGTTGTGCCGATAATAGTAATCTCCCGAGAATCTCAACCGTATAGCATTTGAAGGGCTTGTGGGACTTATAGTGCCTTTACAGTAAACAAAGGATGAATTACTCACCACCACGTCAATAATGCCTGTAAATGGTGTTGGTACGCTCTTATCTATAATGAGCGAGCCAGTAACAGCTTGCCACGTTCCGTCAATTAATTCCTCAACATAAACAGTGGCGTTTGCATCCACACCGAAAAAGAAACAGTTACCGCCTTGGCTTGATTCATAAGTTTGGTCAACATCGGTATGTTCAACTGCTTGAAATTGGTCTAATTCGCCCAGGTAATTCTTTTTTCGGAAGCATGATATTTCAAAGGTTTTGGGTTCCATCCCATTTTTAGAAATTTCGTGTTGCCACATATCGAGAAGGTAAGGTGCACGGTTTTTGTATTCTCTGGATTGGGTATCTGATACTACACCTGTATCGGTGAGATCGTCTATGATCACGATTGACATGTTGAATATTTCTGTTCCTGTATACATAATTCATCACTCCTTTGGGTGGAACCCTCTATAGTGTGCGAGTAATTCACCTTGATTCTCACAAGCGAAGTCACACTTTTTACAATGTTTTAGTTTTATTTCTTCGCCTTTAGGCGGGGTTGTCGTGGTTTCTTCACATTTGATGAAGTTCTTTTTCTTCTTCATGAATTCAATTATTTTCAGGTCGTCTGTCTCATATTCGCCGTTTTCATCAAACACAAATACCTTTTTAACTTTCTTATAGTCGACTATGGTTAAATTTGGTTGTCCGAAATATTTCATAATATGCCTCCTTAAAAGGAGGGGCCCGAAGGCCCCATTTATTAAAGTTGAATAACTCCGATTGTGGTTGTGGTAAGCACTGATGCCGTGATAGTTATCTTGCCGGTTGTCTTATCAATAAAGGCGGCTGATTCCAACGGGCCAATGATTACCGATGATGCCTGCGGAACTGCTATCACAAAGTCTGCTACTGCGGCAATTCCGTTACCTTTTACCACTGTGATGGTGTTAACTGCCCCTGCTTGTGCATTGTTTACATAAATGCACATTCTTTCGTCTTTGCTTACAATAACAGTCTGTGTTAGGGCTATTGCCACCGGTGCAAATGCTACACTACCATTTTTAACACCTAAAGTTTTTGCTACGTCTGCCATATTATTTCACTCTCCTCATTTAATAAGGGGGATTTCTCCCCCTGCTAATGTGTTATTTGTTACGCCTCTGCTCCTGGAAGAGCATCAAACAAGAATAACTCTTTCGGGCGTACAATCTTCGAGCCCCAAACCTGTAGGGACTTGATTGCATCTCCGAACCTTCTTTCAGGCTTGTATGCTACAGTTTCTGTCAACTGTGAAGCATGGGAAATGGCTGCCTTAGTCCTTGCAAGACATTTGTAATGTGTCGAGCTCAAGACTATGTTGTTGGATTCGGAAATTTCTATCCCATAGAGTCTCTTTGTCACTTCACCGTTGTCGATAACTTTGGAATTGTCGGTGTCCTGTGCCATCCTGGCAAGCACGAACTTGGTGTAGATAGCCGGTGCAATTTCAAGGTAAATCGTCTCAGAGTTCGGTACATTTGCCTCTTTGAACTTCTGACGGATGGCCGCGAGGTAGTTGAATACGTTTGCAGAAGTCACCGCTGCTGTGTATGCATCAATGGTCTGCAATGCGGAAATTTTAGTGTAAAGTCCGAAGATGTAGGAGTCAATATCATCTGCCATCTTTACGCCGAGCTTCCTCTGCCCTTCCTTCATCAGCGAACTGCCGTTGTTGGCTTGTGCTTTATCCACATCGTCAATCCCCACATGGCAATACTGAGCCTGGTCAATGTCAAGCCACTGGGCTTCATCGGTCAACTGGTCAGGTGCGTTAATATCTGCATTTCTCACGTAAGGGTAAGATGCCACATCACCCACGGTGAGGATTTTGACACGATCGCCCTTCTCTTTTATATCGCCTTCATAGTCCCTGTTGCAGTGGTTTGCTGCCACCATAACCTTATCTCTTTCTTTCAGTATCCCTGTTGCCCATATCTCCGGGAAAAAATTAGCTACACTCATTTATTTCACTCTCCATTCTTTGTGATAACACTATTTCCAGTGCTTCATTGAGGACATCAAATCGTCATAATTTGATTCCATCCACTTTTGGTTTCCTTTGCTGGTTTCGTATGATTCTTTTGAAATAAAGCCTTGATTTGCCTTGCCACTTGCCTTTGCACTCCCTGTCGAAGCGTTGGCGTTCTTTGCGTTAGCTTGCTGTGTCTGCCCATTGGCTTGAATTCCGTCCAACTGTCCACGCAAAGTCGTATTTTCGTAGCGAACATATGCATCAGTAAGGTTTCTGCCTGCCTTTACGTCCTGCCATACTGTGAGGGGCACTTCCTCTGGCTTAATGTTGGGATAACTTTCGAGGAAATCCTTATACATGGCATCGGTTTTGGCTTTCTCTTGTGTCTGCTGTTCTTTTGTCTGATACTGTTCGCGAAACCTCTTACCTTCGAGCAGTT